TGACCCAGCTCGGTCAGAACACCGACCAGATCGTCGGCTACTGGCGGGTGCCAGAAGGCGGGTCGAGCTGCGACTTCTGCAACTTGATTGCCGATCAGATGTACCACATCGAGGACCTCATGCCGGTCCATCCGAACTGCTCATGCTCTGTCGAACCTGCCTTCGCTTCAGAGGGTGACAGCGGCTCGGCTGATGAAGGTGATTGACACGACACCAATGAAAGGAGTTACATGACGGAGGCAGGACCAACCGAAGCCAGCGGTCAAACTGGCGGCGACCCCAAGCCGGGGGGAGAAGGAACCGGCGTCAGCTCCAAGCCGGGGAGCGAAGGTTCCGGCGCAACTAGAACGTTCACGCAAGACCAGGTTGACCGCTTCGTTGCTGAAGCTCGGCAGCGAGAGATTGCCCGGTTCGGTGACTACGACAGCATCAAGTCGAAGCTGACTGAACTGGAGCAGCAGGGTCAGACTGAGTTGGAGCGTGCTCAGGCGCAGGCGAAGGATGCTGACACCCGAGCAAGCGAAGCAACCGCACAACGCAACCGACTGCTCGTGCAGTCTGCCGTTACATCGGCAGCAGCGCGGGCAGGCGCACTCGATCCTGACATCGTGGTCGCCTTGTTGTCCGACAGCATCACCGTCGATGACAAGGGAGCGATCGATGGTGACGTGGCTGGGCTGGTCGCAAAGCTGCTCGATGATAAGCCATTCCTCCGCGCGAACGGTGCAACACCTGGCGTCGGCTCAGCCGACCAGGGAGCGCACTCGCCTCGGCAGACTCCAGCCAGCACGCCGAGTCAGGCGATGGACAACGCGCTGCGCACCGCACGAGGTGGTGCCTAGAAGGAGTCCTAGATGGTCACGCTCGATGCTTCTCTAATCCCGACAGAAGTTCAGTCCCAAGTTATCGAGGCGGTGACCAACACATCGGTGGCGCTGCAGCTCGGACAAACGCAGCCGATGCCGACTGGTGCCGAGTCGATCCCTGTCCTCGGTTCGTTCCCGACTGCAGGATGGTTGTCTGCTGTCGGAGGTCGCAAGCCGACCACGACAATGAACTGGACCGCACAGCTGCTGAAGGCTGAGGAGGTCGCCGCCACGATCGATGTGCCGACTGCGTACATCGATGACGCTGGGTTCCCACTGTGGGAGAGCATTCAACCGCGGATGGTCGAAGCCCTGGCGCTGGCTGTCGATGAGGCGATCCTGTTCGGCACGAGCGCACCGGCCAGCTTCCCGGTCGGCGGCGTGTTCGCCCACTCGACAGTCGTGGCGATGCCTGCAGCTCCTGAGAATGACATCGCTGGACTGTTCAACGCGGCGCTCGGCACCGTTGAGGCGCAGGGTCTGGACCCGACCGGACATGCCGCGGACGTGCTGACCCGCTCGCTGCTGCGTGGCGCACGGACGACCACTGGCGAGTCGCTGTTCGTTCCAGCCATCGCGGGCAACATGCCAGACACCGTGTACGGACTGCCGATCAGTTTCTCGCGCGGCGGTGCGTTCGACACCACGAAGGCGATTGACCTCACTGGTGACTGGACGTGCCTTCGCATCGGCGTCCGCCAGGACGTGACGGTGGATCAGTCAGCCGATGCCGTGCTGGCTGACAGCACCGGCAAGGTGTTGGTGTCTGCGTTCCAGGACGACAAGATCATCATGCGTGTCCACATGCGACTCGGCTGCGTGATCGGTCAGCCTGTCACGCAGAAGGCACCCGCGGGCGCGAAGCCTTGGGCCGCGATCCCGCCCGGGCTGGTGTCAAGCACCTTCGCTGTCCCGAGTGACAATGGCAATGGCGTAGAAAGCACCAGCGACAGCGGCGTGCAGGTTGACGACGCGCTGACTGGCACCGGAGGCAAGGCGAAGAACGGCGGCAGCTGATGCCTGACGTTCCTGTCGCCTCAATAGAGGCCGGAGCTGCTGACAACGGCACCGTGCAGTTCACTGTCACCGGAGCGCGAGGTGCGGACATCACCTGGCGCTTCGGTGACGGTCAGGACCTCCACGACGCCGAAGCAACGCAGACAACAGATCACACCTACCTAGGTGGGGGCGAGTTCACCGTGATCGCGCACGTCGGTCCGACCGGCCAGCGAATCCTCGTGCCGGTCACGGTGGCTGATGTGGAACCTGATCCGAACCCGGTGCCGGTCCTGGACTCCATCAACCCGAGCGAGCTGCCAGTCGGCCCGCCCGCTGACACGGTGCTGCACTGCATCGGCTCAGGTTTCACGACGGACAGTGTGATCCGCTTCGGTGATGTGGATGAACGGACGGACTTCGTGTCTGACAGCGAGGTCAGCACCATCATCACCGGAGGGCTGTTCCCGAGTCCTGACGACGTGCTCGTCACGGTGTCCACGCCCGCGCCTGGTGGCGGCGAGTCAGCCGCGCAGCTGTTCTCATTCACGCCAGTTGAGCCGCCCGAGGAGGACCCGCCTGTCGAACCTGAGCCGCCGCCTGAGGATGAACTGACGTGATTGCCACGCTGACTGCCAGTCCGATGACGGTGCAGGTCCTCGCTCTCGTGGCGGCGGTGCTGTTCCTGGCTGCTGCCATCGTGGCGCTGTCACGCCCACAGTGGCGCGCTGAGGTCGCGGTCGGGCTGCTGTGCTTCGGCCTGGTCGCCCTGTCCGTCGCTGTCGTCTATCTGGTCTAGGCCGATGCCTGCTCTCGCGACCGTGGCCGATTATGAGCTGCTGATCGCCCCGGTGCCTGACGAGGATGAGCCCCGGCTGACGATCCTGCTGGACGTGGCATCCTCAGCCGTCGTCACAGTCGCCCCTGGCCTGCAACCGTGGATCAGCTGGCCGCTGGACGATGAGGGCGTCCCTGTCGATCCTGGACCAGTCCCACCGCCAGCTGTCCTCGTCACGTGCCAGTGCGCGGCGGGGCTCATGTCTGATCCTGAGGGCTCGGCTGGTCCAGTCTCATCTGAGCGGGTCGGCCTGGCGCAGACTCACTACGAAACGCCGTGGGATAGATCCCTCGGGCTGCTGCCTGCTGGCTGGCAACTGCTGCTGCAGCCCTGGCGCTGTCCTGAGCTGGCGTCCGTCCTCCTGGTGGTGCCTCACCCGAGTCCAGCTCGCTACTGGGACCGCAGCTGGTGGTGGGAAGTGGTGGAGGACCCGACGCCATGACCAACGTGGTGAGTCTGCTCAGGACGCCCGCGACCGTGCGCTACTTCAGCGCAGGCCCGCCTGATGAGCACAACGACCCGACTGACGAGTGGACCGACGTGGCGGTGCTCTGCAACATGCAGCAGCGCAGCCGCCAGGAGTACGAGGACAGCGGCGACCTGTCCTCGACAATGTGGCTGGTCGTGTTCGCGCCGACCATTGACTTACCGCTCTCGACGGACCAGCTCGTGGTGAACGGCGACACGTTCCAGTTCCGCGGTGACAGCTGGCTCGCCTATGGCACGCGCGGCAATGTCGATCACATCGAGGCGACTCTGGTGAGGGCTGAGTAGTGGTCGCCCTGGCTGAGTTCATCATGGACGACGACGCAGCCGAGAAGGTGACGAACACAGCTGAAGCGCGTTCGTATCTAGAACGGATAGCGGCTGCTGCACTGACTGAAGCGATCGCCGCTGCGCCTGACTACAGCGGGCGATACCGCGAGTCATTGTTCAGCGGACCGCTGCAGGGACCTGAGCCCGCCGCGCAGCTCGGCAGCTCGTCGTCGTTCTGGCACTTCGTGGAGTTCGGGATGCTGGAAACGCCGCCGTATCACACGCTCGGTGAAGCGGTCAAGAGTCAGGTCGATCACTACGAGGACAGTCCGAAGCCATGACTGCCACGCTCGTCACGCTGCCCGATGCCGAGGCGCTGGTCATCAATGCGCTGCTCGTTGTTGACGAGCTGGCCGACCTCGGCGGGCGCATTTACTCCGTCGTACCGAAGTCGCGCACGTTCCCGTTGGCGCGCGTGTTTCGGTACGGCGGTGATCCGATGTGGAGTGGTGACCCGTACTGGGTCGATCACCCCTCGCTGCAGGTTGATGTGTGGGCTGACGGTCGCCCTGAGGCGCAACGCCTTGGCGAGCTGCTGCGCGCCGCGTGCTCGCAGAGCATCACTGGCGTGTGGCCTGGCGGCGTCATCCTGAGCGTCCAAGTCTCAGCACTGGTCAACACCGCTGACCCAGTGTTCTCACCAGAGAAACCGCGGTACAGGTTCACCCTCACGATGGTGGACCATCCGTGAATCCCCGAGCGGCTGTCCCGCTTCGGGCTGAGTCGATCGGGCTGTCCCCGATCGTGAAGGAGGAAAGAGATGGCACTTGATGCGTCTCAAATATATGTGGCAGGTACGGGCTCAATCAGTACCGCTCCCGCGGACACGGCGATGCCTACCGATGTCACCATCCCGCCGACAACGCCGTGGATCGAACACGGCTACGCCAGTGAGGATGGCGTGGAGTTCACGTTCGGCAAGACGACCGACGAGCTGAAAGGTTGGCAGAGCTTCGACACGTTGCGGATGCTGACCACTGAAGCTCCCAAGTCGTTCAAGTTCACGCTCATGCAGAGCAACGCCGACAACCTGATCCTGGCAATGGGTGGCGGTGAAGTGGCAGCGACCACGCACATCTACACGCCGCCCGATCCTTCAGTCATCGACATTCGTGCGATGTTCATTACTGCCAACGATGGCGGCGAAGTCTGGGCGTTTTGGGCTCCGCGCGTGATGCTCAGCGATGATGTCGTGATGCCCTGGAATAAGTCAGGGGAAGCTGAGCTGCCGCTGACGTTCTCGATTCAGGCTGCAGACCCTGCGTTTCAGTTCGTGTTCCCATCGCAGTGGGCCGCTCCGGTGGAGGAAACGAACGGCGGCGGCGTGCAGGAGACGCACGACGACACTGAACAGGCTGCATAGTGGCTGACGTTCTGGTGCTCACGCGCCGGGACGGTTCAACCGAAGTAGCACACATCGGTTCGCCGTTCCTGGCTGTCGTCTTTGAGGATGTCCACCACCGCACCCCTGATGGTCCTGCTGACAATGGATGGATGGCGTACTACGACATCAACGGCGAAGCGCCGCCGAACCATCAGGCGCTGCTGGACTGGCTGCGTCAGTTCATCGCCACGGATGTCGCGGAGTTCTCGCCGGACCCTACGGCGGTGGCGACCAACGGAGCAGTGGAGCAGGACAGCTCCTCGCTGACCTGACGTATATGACCGGCTGCTCTCCGGCGCAGTTGCTCGGGGGAGGACAGTCCTACTTCGACGCGCTACTGGAGACCTCGCAGCGCCGCGCCGCTGTCGGGTATGACCAGACCGAGCTGCTGGCGAAACTGGTGGAGATTAGCTTCGCCTCCTACCGGGCTCTGCTGGCGCTGACGGGCACGAAGAAGATACCGGAGCAGATCAAGGTGAAGCGGCCTGGCGAGCCTCCAGGACAGCGACAGCGCCGTCAGGGCGTGAACTGGCGGCAGCTGGCCGCACGCATGAGCAGGCCGGTCTAATGGCGGACGGTACGCAAGTCGGCAAGGGCTTCGTCGAGGTCGTCATGGACACGGCGAAGCTGCAGACCACCATCTCCGCGCTGGGCGCTGCGCTCGGTTCCAAGTTCGGCGCGCTCGGCAGTCTGTTCGGCGCGCAGATGGGGAAGGGCATTGACTCAGAACTGGGCTCATCCTCTAAGAATGTCGCCGGGCTCGCCGGGGTGCTGGCGAACACTGGTCCGTGGGGGATCGCCGCTGGCGCTGCTGTCGCTGCCGCCACGGTCATCGGTGTGTCGCTGGACAAGATCGGTTCAGACTTCGCGACGGCGTACCGCACGATCGCGCGTGGCACTGGTGATACGGGTAAGCAACTCGGTCAGCTGGAATCAGCATTCAACAACGTGGCACGCACTACGCCATCAGGATTCGACTCCATTGCTACGGCGATCATCGGCGTACAGCGATACACCGGGCCTGCCAGTCAGGCACTGCAGACACTCTCGACTCAGTTCCTGACGCTCAGTCGGATCACCGGCACGGACGTGTCATCGAATGTGGAGGCGGGCGTCAAAGCATTAGAGCGGTGGAACATCACCGCGGCGAACGCGCCTAAGACACTCGATCAACTGTTCACCGCCTCGCAGAAGTCAGGTGTCAGCTTCGCTGACCTCGCCAGTCAGGTCACAACATTCGCCCCGCAGCTGCAGACGATGGGGTTCAACTTCCAGCAGTCCACCGCCATGCTGGCTGAGTTCGGCAAGACCGGCGTGAACAGTTCGCGCATCATGGCATCGATGCAGATTGGCGCGGCGAAGATTGCCAAGTCGCAGCAGGACGCGCAGACCGCGGTTGGCAAGGATCAGGACGCTATCGAGAAGTACACCGCTGCTCTGCAGAGTGCCGCCCCTGGCAGTGCAGCAGCGAAGAAGGCTGCCGATGATCTGGCGGGCGCACATCTGCAGCTGGCCGCAGATCAGAAAACGGCAGCCAAGACAGCGAGCGAGACGATCCCCCAGGCATTCAGCCAGACCGTCAACGCGATCAAGGACGCCAAGGACAAGACCGACGCGCTGAACATCGCGACAGGCATCTTCGGAACCCGCGGCGCGGTGCAGCTCGTCAATGCGATCCGCTCGGGCAAGTTCAGTTTCGATGACATGAACAAGTCAATCGACCATTCCAACGACTCCATTAGTGACACGGCGAATCGCACGCAGACGATGAGCGGTGCGTGGGGAAAGTTTGTCAACAACCTGAAGGTCGATGTCCAGCCCGCCGCGACTGCATTCTTCAACTCGTTCAAAACCGTTTCGATCGATGCCATCAATGCCATGACAGTGGCGGTGAACTGGCTGAGCGTGAACCTGCCGCCGATCATCAACAACATCGGTCGCATCTTCGCCACGCTCGGGCCGACGATCAGGACAACGTGGAACCTGATGAAACCGATCTTTCAGGCGATCGGTGATGCGATCACAACACTCAACGATCTGGTGCATGGCAACTGGAAGAAGGCATGGGATGACTTCGGTGCATTCCTGCGTGCCGGACTCACCGCACTGAAGGCGTTGCCTGCTGCATTGATCGAGGGGATCACCACGCCATTTCGGATCATGCTGGCAGGACTCGGCACAACCGGCGCGCAAGTCGGCAAGTCGATCGCAGACATTCCGAGCACCATCGGCAATGTGTTCGCGCAGATACCTGGCGTGGTGGAGGGCGCGCTAGCTGGGTTCTGGTCTGACATCTCCACCCTCCCGGCGCGTGTCCTCACCGCTCTCGCAGGACTCGGCAGCTCAGTGTTCTTCGGCATTGCGGGTGGCTTCGCTCAGGCAGTCAGCGGCGCTGAGTCAGGCATCGCTGGACTGTGGGGATGGGCAACTGGAATCGCTGTTCGTGTCCTCGGCTCGATGGCGAACCTCGGCTCGTCGGTGTTCTTCGCGTTGGCTGGTGGCTTCGCGCAGGCAGTCGGCGGTGCTGGTGCAGGTATCGCATCGCTGTGGGGTTGGGTCGCTGGCATCGCCACTCGTGTCATCGGAGCGATGGGCGGGCTCGGGCTGTCGATCTACTTGGCGATGGCAGGCGGGTTCTCCAACGCGCTTGGTGGAGCTGCAGCAGGTATCGGTGGGCTCATCTCCTGGCTCGGTGGAATGCCCGGGCGGCTCATCAATGCAATGGGCGACGTGGGCACGCAGCTCTATGACGCTGGGTATCGCATCATCGGACAGTTCGCCTCTGGTATCAGCGCCGCGGTCGGTGCAGTTACTGGCGCGATTGGTGGCGTCATATCCAAAGGCCTTTCACTGATCCCGCATTCGCCCGCGAAAGAAGGTCCGCTGTCAGGTTCAGGCTGGACTGACCTCTACCAAGGCGGGCAGGCAGTCATCAACCAGTTCGCTGCTGGCATGACTGCCGGTACGCCGAGTCTCAATGCGGCGCTCACGCCTGTCCTGTCTCCTGGCATCACGCCCGCGCTCAGCAGTGGTGCCAGTGCATACGGCGGGCCGAGCGTCGTGATCCAACAGGCCACATTCACTGACGCAATGGACGTGGAGTCTTTCATGAGGCAAGCCGCGTGGGTCGTGCAGACCCAACGAATATGACCAACTCGACTACTCGCGCCGCATGGCTCGTGCTCGGTTCGCTGAGTGTGCCGCTCGATAATCCTGATGCCGGTTGGATATGCACCGAACTCGACCTCGGCTATCCCGACGTGCGCGACGTGACGAACCCGAACCCGGTTGCGCACGGTCTGGTAGATCGGACCAAGTATTTCGGTGGTCGGACTGTCTCAGCGAAGATCACTGCATTCACTGGTGGCACCATGCCGCTCGATGTCATCGTGGAGCAGTTCGCTCCGTTTCTCGATGTTAGTGCGCGCCCTGAGCTGCATTACCTAACGGACGGCAACCTGACTGAGCGGGTGCTGATCCTGCGTGCGTCAGCCTGGTCAGCTCCGATGGACACGCCGCCCGAGCGTCCGTTCCAGATGACGTGGGTGGCACCTGACCCG